ATGGCAGAGCTGAACGAAGCTCCAGAACCACAAGAAGACAAGCTAAATGAAATCGCTCAAAAGCTCGTCGACGCTGACAAAAAAGTGCAGCTGGTCTATGCCTTCAACGGCACCGGAAAGACTCGGTTGTCTCGCGCGATTAAGGAGCATCCATCTCTTGCCCCTGAACAGGAACAAGAGGTGGAGCTGACTCAGCGAAAGATCCTATATTACAGCGCATTTACTGAGGACCTATTCGTATGGGACAACGATACTGAAAATGACGAAGTCCGGAAACTTAACATTCAGCCGAATGTTTTCACAGACTGGATTTTGAATTCTCAGGGTGATGAAAGGATCATCAAACACTTCCAGCGCTACACAGACGAGCGGTTAACGCCTGAATTCCCGCCAAAGACCGAGCAAATCACAAACAGCGAGGGCAGACGGGAAAATATTACCACCTACCCTGAGGTTCACTTTTCCCTCAGGGGGGGCAGCGAGCTTAAACCGAATATCAAGATTTCAAAGGGTGAAGAGAGCAATTTTGTATGGAGTGTGTTTCTGTCATTGCTGGAAGAGGCGGTTGAAATCCTATTGGATGACCAAGACGAAAGCGACCGTTTCAAAGAGCTTAAGTATGTCTTCATTGACGATCCGGTCAGCTCGCTAGATGAAAATCACCTGATCGAGCTGGCCGTGGATTTGGCGACTTTGATCAAATCAGCAAAAGATACCGGCCTGAAATTCATCATCACCACCCATAACCCGCTATTTTACAACGTTTTGCACAACGAACTATGCAATGACGACACTAGGTTGAGATGGCGGAACGCGCGAGCAAAAGCAGAAGCGTACTTATTGCAGAAGTATGAAGATGGGAGCTTTGATCTTTCGTCTCAAAACGATCGCCCATTCTCCTATCACTTGCACCTGCTTTCAGAGGTGCAATCTGCCATCGGAAGCGGGAGCGTAAAGAAGTATCACTTCGGGTTCCTGCGAAATGTCTTGGAAAAGACAGCAACTTTCCTGGGGCATAAAAAATGGGAGCAATTGCTGCCGGAAACCACTGAGGGAAGGGTTAGTTCGCTCGCGTGGCGGCATTTGAACTTGGCCAGTCATTCCGCCCATAGCGGCGAAGAAACCGGTGAACTGAGCGCAACAGACCGAGACGAACTGAACAACATAGTCCAGCATATTATTGATCAGCACAAATTTAGAGATCTACGTCCCGATGACCAGTAAAACGACACCCATTGCAGAGACGCCCAATTACATCGTCCTCGACAAGTACACCAAGGAGTGGGAAGCCACTGATTGCTACCAGAGCGAAGACGATCTGGAACGCGAATTGGTGCAGGATCTGGTCAATCAGGGCTATGAGTTCCTACCTGCTCTGACGACCCCAGATTCCATGCTTGCCAATGTGCGGGTGCAGCTGGAGCAGCTGAACAACGTCGCGTTTTCAGATGATGAATGGAAGCGTTTTGTCGAGACCTACCTCGACAAGCCGAGCGACAGTATCGTCGACAAAACCCGCAAAATCCACGACGACTACATCCACGATTTTGTTTTCGACGACGGGCGCATCCAGAACATCTACCTTGTCGACAAGAAGAACATGGCCCGCAACAAGCTGCAGGTGATCAAGCAGTTCGAGCAGGTCGGCACGCACGCCAATCGCTATGACGTAACGATCCTGGTCAACGGTTTGCCATTGGTGCAGATCGAGCTGAAAAAGCGCGGCGTGGCGATCCGGGAAGCGTTTAACCAAATCCATCGCTACAGCAAGGAAAGCTTCAACAGCGAGCATTCCCTGTTCAAGTTCCTGCAGCTCTTCGTGATTTCGAATGGCACCGACACCCGGTATTTCGCCAACACTACCAAGCGTAACAAGAACAGCTTCGACTTCACCATGAACTGGGCGAAGTCGGACAACAGCTTGATCAAAGATCTGAAAGACTTCACTGCTACTTTCCTTCAGAAGCGCACGCTGCTTAACGTTTTGCTGCAGTATTCGGTCTTCGATGTCAGCGATACCTTGCTGGTCATGCGCCCCTACCAAATTGCTGCGACAGAACGCATTTTGTGGAAGATCAAAAGTTCATTTGAGGCCAAAAACTGGAGAAAGCCAGAGAGTGGTGGCTTCATCTGGCACACCACTGGCTCTGGCAAAACGCTGACGAGTTTCAAGGCTGCGCGGTTAGCGACTGAGCTGGGATTTATCGACAAGGTCTTCTTCGTCGTGGACCGTAAGGATCTCGACTTCCAGACCATGAAGGAATACCAGCGATTTTCTCCTGACAGTGTAAACGGCTCTGACAGTACGGCCGGGTTGAAGCGCAACCTGGGTAAAGACGATAACAAAATCATCGTCACGACGATTCAGAAGCTGAATAATCTTATGAAATCTGAAGGTGATCTGCCGGTGTACGATCAGCAGGTGGTCTTTATTTTCGACGAGTGCCACCGCAGTCAGTTTGGTGAGGCGCAGAAGAACCTGAAGAAGAAGTTCAAGCGATTTTACCAGTTCGGTTTCACCGGAACGCCGATCTTTCCTGAGAATGCACTTGGGGCTGAAACGACCGCCAGTGTATTTGGCCGTGAACTACATTCCTATGTGATTACTGACGCCATTCGGGACGAAAAGGTTCTAAAGTTCAAGGTCGACTACAACGATGTGCGTCCCCGGTTCAAAGCCATCGAAACAGAGCAAGACGAAAAGAAGCTCAGCGCTACTGAAAACAAGCAAGCGCTTCTTCATCCAGAACGTATTCGGGAAGTCTCGCAGTATATACTGAACAACTTCCGTCAAAAAACTCACCGGATGCAAGCAGGCAGCAGTCGTTTCAACGCCATGTTCGCCGTCAGCAGTGTCGATGCGGCAAAGCTCTACTATGAAACCTTAAACACGCTACAGGCAAACAGTGAAAAGCCGCTAAAGATCGCGACAATCTTCTCGTTTGCAGCCAACGAAGAGCAAGACGCGATCGGGGACATTCAGGACGAGAGCTTTGATGTGTCAGCGATGAATAGCAGTGCGAAGGAATTTTTGAGCGCCGCAGTCGACGACTATAATGCCTTCTTCAAGACGAATTTCAGTGTCGATAGCAGTGGTTTTCAGAACTACTACCGCGACCTTGCCAGCCGGGTTCGCTCGAAGGATATCGACCTGCTAATTGTCGTCGGCATGTTCCTTACTGGCTTTGATGCTCCGACGCTCAATACCTTGTTTGTTGACAAAAACCTCCGCTACCATGGCTTGATGCAGGCGTTTTCCAGGACCAACCGGATCTACGATGCGACCAAGACATTCGGCAATATCGTAGCGTTCAGGGACCTTGAGCAAGCGACCATTGATGCGATCACGTTGTTCGGTGACAAAAACACAAAGAACGTTGTGCTGGAAAAGAGCTACGACGAGTACATGAATGGTTTCGTTGATCAGGAAACCGGGGCGGCGCGACGCGGGTTCATTGATGTTGTGAAGGAGCTAACCGAACGCTTTCCCAATCCGGACGAGATCGTCAAAGAAGAAGACAAGAAGGAGTTTGCAAAGCTCTTTGGTGAGTATATGAGGGTCGAAAATGTGCTTCGGAACTACGATGAATTCTCAGCATTGAAGGCCTATCAGGGCCTAGACCCGAAAGACGCCGATGCCGTCGAGGAGTTCAAGCAAAAGCATTACTTGAACGATGTTGACCTTCGCGACTTGGAGGCAATCGACCTACCCTCAGAGAGAGCGGTTCAAGATTACCGATCATCGTACAATGATATTCGCGATTGGCAACGTCGAGAAAAATCGTCGGCTGAACAAGAACAGAACAATATCGAGTGGGATGACGTCGTTTTTGAGGTCGACCTTCTTAAATCGCAAGAGATCAACCTTGATTACATCCTCGAGCTGATCTTCGACAAGAACAAGAAAGTGAAGAGCAAGGGAGATCTGATTGAAGATGCTCGCCGTGTCATTCGCGGCAGTCTTGGCAATCGGGCAAAAGAGAGTCTGATAGTGGACTTCATCAACCAGACTGATCTTGACAAGATTGATGACAAGGCTGGTGTGATCGACGCATTTTTCTCTTTTGCCCAAGCGGAGCAACGCAAGGAAGTCGAAGAGCTTATCAGGTCAGAAGATCTAAATTCTGATGCAGCAAGACGCTATATTTCGGCTTCCATAAAACGCGAATTTGCAAGTGAAAACGGCGCTGACCTAAATGCTATACTTCCCAAAATGAGCCCACTAAATCCGCAGTTTCGGACTAAGAAGACGACCGTCTTCGAGAAGATTACGGCCTTTGTCGAAAAGTTCAAAGGTGTGGGGGGGCAGATCTAGTGATCTATGCGACCCATCACCGACCTACCTTTACTGCCCGTCTGGCAGGTCCAGGATCTCAGCCACGGCCTCCAGCTTGCCATTGGCGCAGGACCGCCCCCGCGCCTCGGCAATCAGGGCATCCGACATCTGGCCCTCAGACCGGGGCAGCGGGCCGGTGTATCCGGCGCAGGGCTGCAGCAGATCTGCCGGCACATTTGGCGGCGGTATCATCGCCTCACTGGCCGGTTGAGAACAACCGGCCAGCAGTAGCGGCAAGCAAAGGCGATAAAGGCGCATCGCGGCCCTCCATGTTTTGCATCTCGTCTGATAGCGCCCCCCAGGTGCGGGCCTCATCGGCGGCGCGGTCCAGGTGGGCGCGGTGAATGCGGGCGGTCTCGGCGGCTTGCTGCAGGCTGGCCTGCGCTGTTGCCAGATCCACCTGCGAGGCCGCCAGCTCTGCCCGCAGCCTGGTGCGATCCTGGAAGGCGGCGCCAATGGTCCAGACCACCCCGGCCAGCAGGGCCACCAGGGCAAGCCCTGGCAGATTGCGCAGCACCCAACCCCATATCCTAACCGGGATCATGCCGGTTCTTTCAGGGCCTGATGGCACATGGCGCGCTCGGCGCCGCGCCGGTTGCTCAGCCCCGGTATGATCCGCCCGCCTGCCCTGTTCCAGCGCGGCAGCTCATTGCAGGCGCCTGTCAGATCCCCGACATTGGCCTTACGCACCAGGGTCGATTTGCAGGCCGCCCCTGCCCCGACGTTGTAGGTCCAGCTGACCAGGGCGATCTTCATGCCCACCGGCACCGGGTGTTTCAGGCATTTGTCCAGCGCCACCTCATAGGCAACGATCTCGCGCGCCAGCATTTTATCGCACTCGGCCTTGCTGTAGCGATCACCCGGTTGCACCCCCTTGGTTTCTCCATAGCAGACGGTCCAGATACCCACGACATCGCGGTAGGCCTCGGTCCGCAGGCCCTCCCACTGGCCAATGAAGCCAATGGCCGTGCTCATGGCGATGCCGCTGCCCGCGATCAGCCCAACCGTGCGCCGCCGCACCGCGCCGCCCGTGTCGCGCCGGAAGGCGGCAAGGCCCGACAGCCCGGACAGCCCGCTTTGCAGCACCAGCCGCGCCGGGATCGCCAGCACCTGACACGTGGCCGAGGCCATGGCAAAATACAGCGGATCCCAGCCCAGCATGCCGGGTTGGACCAGGGCCAGAAAATATCCGCCCAGCAGAACCAGGCTCGCCAAAATGAGCCAGACAGACCAGGACTTGCCAAGCGTGGCGCGCCAGTTTGAGATCAGTTTCATAATGTTTGCTCCAATGCAAAAGACCCCGCCAGCGGCAGGGTTGGTTTCAGGTTTTGGGTTTTGTGGTAGTTTTACGGCTTGGCGCGCAGCAGCCATTTGGTCAGCAGCACCTCAGCCCCGCGCGGGCCGATATAGGCCGCCAGCGCCACAATGCCGGTGGTCACGGTGGGCCCGGCGCCCATGTAGCTGGCAATGGCCTCGCCAATGATGGCCATGCCGATGGCCACCGGTATTTCCCAGAGCAGCTCCGGGCCAAAGAAACGCCGCTGGCCTTTGCGCACCTCGCCGGAATGCCACATCAAGCGGCCTATACTGGCCCCGACCAGCGTGGTGGCAGCACCACCCAGCAGGTTCGACATCCAGTCGATCAGCCCCGGCTCAGGCATCACCCCGCCCCCAGAGTGTTCAGCGCCGCATCAAGCGCCACCAGGGCGGCCTGCACCTGCGCAGGCGTTGTCGCGACCTCAATTGCCGCGCGGGTTTTGCGCCGCAGACCGGCCAGCTGGGCCGCGATGTCGGCATAGCTCTCAGCCATCGCGACAATCGCCGCTGCCAGATCCGCAACCGCTTCGCCGGTAATGGCCGCCTCGGCCTGCAGCATGGCCAGCTGATCGGCGCTGGCCGCATCCGCCAGATACCCCCGCGCCGCCAGGGCCTTGGTGGCCCAGCTGTCGCGTTCCGCCTGGGGCACCTGGCCGGTGATTTCCGATGCCGCCGCTGCGAGCTGCTGCAGCGCCCGAGACAGGCCGTCAGCCTTGGCCTGCGCCAGGCCCTCGGCAGCGTGGGTTTCTGCGGTGGTGATCGTGAGCAAGAATGTCATGGGCCTATGCCTCCGGCGTGGCAGGTTTGCGGATGATGGGATCGGGCACGGCCCCGGCGACAACGCTCAGAACCGGCGCGACGGTGGGCTGGTGCGCCGCGGCTGTGGCTGCGTCATAGCGCCAGCGCAGCGACAGGGTCAGCACGCCGCCACTGCGCCTGATGCGCCCCACAAAAGGATGATCGCCCTCGGGCTCAGCAAAGCCGCCCTCGGGCACGGCGGAGAGATCATAATCCAGGCCATCGACGGTGAGCGTGTCGCCTGCAACGCTGGCGGAGGTTTCAGGCTGGCCAGGTTGGCCGGGCAGACCGGCGCTGCAGATAAAAGTGATATGCATGGGAACGCTCCTTTAGAACCAGCGGCCAGTGGCTGTCATGTGAAGTAAAACGGTATCGGAGGCACCAAAGCCCGTGGCGCCGATCTGGTTGCGCAGGCCCAGGTGGCCCACAGAGGCACTTGCAACATCCACGAAGACCTGCCCCAGTTCATTTCTTGTCGGCGTCAGGTTTGCAGTCGCGCTGTCGTTATCGACACTCCCCTCCAAAACCAGCCCAGTGACGGTGCTGAAGGCGGCGGGGAATGCCCAAATCCCAAACATAAGATCCGGCACCGAATAACTCAGCTGGACCAGATGGGTGCAGATCTGGGTGCCATCGGGGAAGCGCACATAGGCGCCATTGGCATTGCTGCCCCTTACGACCCCAGCGCCGCTGTCCAGGTAGCTGCGCCAGTCTTCCATGAAGCCGACAAAATCATCGGTGGCCCATTTGAACAGAGCAAACATCTTGGCGTCAAAATCTGCCTCTGGCGCAGAGCGTGACGGAATAGCCGGCAAAGCCGGGGCAATGGGTGCTGCCATGGTTGCGCACTCCTATTTGATGGTTTTGAGAACAAGGGTGAAGATTGAATCCCCAGCCGCATCCAGCGGCTGCGTGTGGTCATCGACAAAGCCAAGGCCCTCGATGCCGTAGTTTGGCGCGTATTCGCTGGAGCCATAAAAGGCGGTCACCAGACCATCCACCTCGGCCACCAGATCCATCACACGCGGCGCCTGCACCGTCGGCACCCGCAAAGGCACCGTCACCTTGCGGGTGGAACCGCGCTTGATCAGCAGCTCATCGCCAAACTGGTCAAACTCCTTGCGGCTGTGGCTGACATGGCCGACCTCGGCGCCATCCATGATACTGCCCAGAATATGGTTGCGGCCCAGCACGATATGGCCAACCTCGGCCACCGCACCCGGTGCGGAGATGGTGATATCGATCTGATGACCGATATAGCCGGGAAAGCCGTTCAACACCTTCTGGCGCGCATAAAAAATGCCGCCAAAGAAATAGGTGTACATGCTGACCACATGGCCCGTGTCTGCCAGCACAAAGGTCTGATCATAAATCAGGGTGCCGCCGTCGCGCACGGCGATCTGCACCGCCCCCGCCGTGAGGCCAAACAGCGAGATCGCATCGCAGTCCCGCGTTGGCACAATGGAATAGGTGATCTCATCGGCGCGGCTGGCCTTGTTGGAGCGGCGATTGTCAAAAGCCGACCAGCGCCGGGTGGCAAGCCGCAGATCCAGCCACCAGCTGCCAGCATCCGAGACCGGGTCATGACCCAGATTGCCGGGCTGCACGCTCTCATAGATGCGGTGGGTCACCAGCGATATCACCCGATCCCCCAGGGCATAGGTGACGCCCACATCCCAGACCGGATGATCATCCTCGGCAATATTGGAGCCCACCAGCTCAACATCGGTGACCGGCATCGGCGCAATAATATTGAAGTCCATCACAGCACCTCCCTCAAACCATTTCCGGCGGCAGGCCCGCATCGTTCCAGTTTTCCACCACACGCGCGATTGTCTTGATCAGCAGCTCCACCTTCTGGCCCTGCACCCCGGCCTGGCGCGCCAGGTTATCAACGCTCTCCACCACCCGGCGGTTGTCCAGCATCGCCCTGGAATCAGAATGGCTGATCACCCGGCTGGATCCGGTATTCTCCAGCTCCCAGCCGCGCTCCCCAACCACACGCCAGCCACCGGCATGCACACCGCCAGCGGCAAACTGCGGCACCCCGCCCAGATCGCGGATCTGTTCGCGCAAACGCGCCAGTCTGGATTTCTTCTCGGTTGTTGAGCGGTTCACCCGCCGCATCACCTCGCCATAAGAGGCCGATCCCAACTGTTCCTGCAGCGCCGCCTTGAAGGCCGCGAGATTGGCTGCGGTGCCGCCGTAATAATCAAAGGAGGAGGTCAGATAGCCGTTTGGCCCCAGGCCAACGCTTTGGTCCTGCCCCACCAGGGAGATACCGTATTGCCGCCGAAGCGCCTCGAATGTGGCCAGGGTGCCCTCTGACTGGCTCTTCTGTTGCCCGGCGATCTCAACCCCTTCGGTTTGCAACCCCACAAGTTTGAGCTGGCCTTTGCGATGATCCACATCTTCCTGCACCGCATCCCGCAGCGCGCTCAACATGGCTTGCAACGCGCTCAGAGGGGCTGTCAGCCCGCTGGTCGAGGCCACCAGATCGCTGAACACGCTGTCAGCGGTCAGGGTGACGCCACCATCAAAGGTGAGATTGCCGCCATTGCTGCCGATCAGATCATGCAGCTCGGTCAGCCGGCCAATGGCGGCATTGCCCTCCTCGGTCAGGGCAACATTCACCTGGCGCGACAGCGTTGCGGCCTGTGTCAGCAACAAAGCACGCGTCTCCCCATCCAGATCCTGCACCAGCTTCAGCCGCATATCGCGCCGGATCTCTGCATCGGTGCTCAGCGCCAGCCGCCGGGTCTCGACATCAAGATCCTGCCCCAACATCAGATCCAGCGTTGCCACATGTTCCGACAGGGCATTGGTGGCGATCCAGCGATCCGCCGCTGTCAGATCATCGCGGCGAATGACAAAATCCAGCGTTGTCTGGATCCCCGTCCCGGCGTTCTCCACCAGGTGGCGCAGCCAGAACGGCGCGGTGTCATCCAGCGCCACCGCCACATCAAGACGCCCCACCAGATCATCATAGGAGAAGGCCTCCGCATCCTTGATCGCATCCTCCAGCGCCCCCAATGACGACTGGAACGCCTCCACCGTGCCATCCCAATCCGCATGCAGCGCCTGCACCCCGTCGCTCAGCTCGCCAACCTGAACACTGGTCAGGCCTTTCAGTTGCAGGAAGGTGCCAAGGTCGGTCAGCACCTCGATCTGCTGTTTATACAGCGCTTCCAGCACCTCCTCATTGCCGCTTTCCAGCTCAGAGACCCCGGCGACAAAGTTCAGCTTGCCCTGCACCAGGGCGGCAAGACGGCGATACTCCAATGAGGATCTGGCCGTCCCCAGGGCCGATTGCAGATAGTCCCGCGCCAGACCAGACAGGCCCGCCGCCGCCTCCTGATCACCACCGCGCGCCGCCTCATAGGCCTCCTCAAACCGGCGCCGCTGGGCTGCCGCCGCCTGCTCGCGGCTGGCACCGCCCAGCTCGGAGGTGCCCAGACCCGACAGATAGTCCCGCAGGCTCTCCGCCGTGCGCGCCCAGAGCGTCGCCGCAGCCCGTGCATCCGCCGCCATATCGCGCGCGGTTTCGATCTGCAGGCCAATCTCGCCGCCAATCTCATCCAGCATGCCCGCCATCGACAGGGTGAAGCTGTCCACCTGCGGCAGCACCTGATCCATTGCCCCCGACATCTGCAGCAGGCTGGCGTAAAGTTTCCGCCCGTGTTCAGTGGTGAGATCCAGGCTCTCAACCAGCTCCCGGAACCCGGCCCGGCTTTCTGGCATCGCCACGCCAATATCGTCAAAGCGCTCCCGCAGGCGGCGCAGGATGGTTTCGGTCTGCTCGCCTTCAGAATAGAACCCGGCAAAATAGCTGTTGGCCGCCGCACTCAACCCCTCGGCACCGCCAAAGAGATCCACCAGCGCCGAGGCATTGTCACCACCTGTCAGGGACATATCAAAGCTCTGGTGTCCCAGCAGATCCGCCACATCATTGAAGGCCAGCAGACTGCCCGACAGCCGCGCCATCGTCTCCAGGGCGGTTTCTCCGGCGCGGCTGAAGTCCTCTGTGCCCAGGATCAGCTCGGCCATGGCATTGCCGGTGGCCTCGATCTGCTCCTGCAGCGCTTGCTGGATCTCTTCCTGGGTTTTGCCATTGATCCAGATGGTGAAGCCCTCGCCGGTGAAGCCTTCCAGCGCATCCGTGCTCAGCCCCAGGGTTTCCGCCATATCCGTCAGGCCCGTGGTCAGCCCCGCCATGCTGTCATCCAGCATCTCTTCGAACTCAGCCTCCAGCGGTTTGTAATAGGTCCGGTTGGAGCGCAGAAAGCCGCCTTTGTAAAAATCAAACTGGCCGCCATTGAAGCCCTCGGCATCAAAGCTGCCGCGAATGCCGGTGCCGACGTATTTGCGGCTCAGCCCCTTGGCCAGCAGCGCAATCACGCCCACAATAATCCCGAGTGCCGGCAGGGCCGCGCCAATTGCGCCCCAGCCGCCCGTGGCCCCCGAGAGCAACCCGCCGATATTGGCAAAGCTGGAGCCAAGGCCACCCCCAGACAAGACCCCCAAGAAGCCCGATCCAACCCCCGACAGGGCACTGCCTGCGCCGGTCAGTTTCAGCAAGCCACCGGCCCCATTCAGCAAGCCCCCCAGGCCGCCCCCCAGGCCGCCACCGCCACCGCCGCCACCAAGGGCCGCGCCAACACCACCACCGCCACCAAGGTTCAGACCGCCAAGCCCCAGAATGCCCGAGATCGAGGCCACCACCGGCAGCACAATCCTGGTATTGGCAAACTGATAGGCAATATCCTTGAGCATGCCCTTGATGGTGTCGCCCAGGTTGCCGCCCTCAAAGGCGGTGCGGGTGATGTTTTCGGCCCAACGCTCCTGCTGATCCCGCACCCGGTCCAGCGCTGCATCGACCCGGTCCAGTTCAATCACCTGATCCGCCAGCGCCTCGATCTGCGCCTTGCCAAGGCCGACACCTTCGCGACCAAGTTTCTGCTGAACCGCGCGCACCGCCTCCAGTTTCCGACGCTGCTCATCGGTCAGCCCCACCAGGGCGCGCCGCTCGCGGATCTCTTTTTGCAGCGCCGCCAGCGCGCTCTTGCTGGCCGCCCCCCCGGCAGAACTCACCTTGTTCAGGGCAGTGATCTGCGCGCGGTATTCGCCGCTCAGGCGCTGGTTTTCCTCAAACAGGCGCACCTGCTGAGTGATCCCCTCTTCCACGTTGCGGCGCTGGCCGTCGTGCATCTCTTCCAACGGCGGCAGGGCCGCGACCAGCTCGGCGCGGTATTTGGCAACATTCGCCGCCGCCTCGCCGCCACCGCTTGCCAATACGGCCATGCCAGCCTTCAGCCCGGCAATATTGGCCTGCGCGCCTGCCAGTGCCCCAGGCAGGCCAGAGAGATAGCCGCGCAGAGCCGCCGCCTGCCCCGCCGCGCCGCCAAGCCCCTGGATCAGCGGATCCGTGGCCCGCGCTGCCGCATCGATGTTATCCGCCGCATCGCCCGCATGTTTTGCGGTCTGTTCTGCCGCCACAGCCGCCGCGTCCAGCCGCGCCTCGGCCTCAGCCAAGGCACCAGACAGGGCCTCGATATCCGCGCGGGCCTTGGCCATGCGATCCGTCTCATAGAGACTGGCACCAAAGAAATTGGTGGTAAAAGACGCGGCCTCAAGTTCTGCCTTCGCCGCCTCCAGCGCTTGGCGGGTGGCATCGCGCGCCGCCTCTGCCGCCCGGCGCATCGCCTCGGCATTCTTGGCCGTCATATTGCGATAAAACTGGTCGGTGGCGCGCTCCAGCAGGTCATGCGCCGCCGCCGCGTCTTTGATCGCAATGGCGTAATCTTCAGCAGCCTGTGCCGATTGGGTGAAGCCCTGATAGATCCCGGCAGCCACACCAATCAGCGCGCCAATGCCGGTCGCCAGTGCCGCCACCCGCAACAGGCCAAGCCCCCGCGTCAGCCCCTTGATGGCAAGGCTGGACAGCGCCGCCCTGGTGCTGGTGGCCCCAAGTGCCAGTTCCAGCGCAACAGAGGCCTTGGCAGCGGCCAAAAACTGCACCGGGGCCAGCGCCAGGCTGGTCACCAGCCCCGCAACCGCCACCCCCATCGGGATCGCCAGTCTCAGCACCAGGCCAAACCCCAGCGCCAAGGGCCCAAGGGTGGCCGTCAGGGCAGCGCCCTTGGCAATCAGTGTCTTGGTGCCATCAGACAGATTGGTAAACCACTCCGCTGCGCTGGCCGCCTTGTCGCTCAGCTCTTCCAGAATGGGCGCAAGCGCCACCGTCAGCTGGTTGGCCATGCCACGACCAACAACCCCCATGCGCGACAGCGCGTCATTGGTGCGCTCGATCTGGTCTGCATCCACCTCGGAGACCGCAACGCCAAAGCGCATCACGTCCTCAGTCGCCAGACGCAGGGCGCTGCTATCGATGCGGGTAAAGATCAGCCCGGCCCGGCTGCCAAACAGCTCCGAGGCCACCGCGCCCCGCTCTGCCTCTGGCACAAATTGCGCCATGGCGCCCTGGATCCTGGCCAGACGCTCATCCAGCGGCAGGCGCTGCAGGGCCTCGGCGCTCAGATGCAGCCGGTCCAGCGCCTTTACCGCAGGGCCACTGCCCGCCGCCGCCTGGCTGAGCCGCTTGGTCAGCTGGATGGTGGCCTGCTCAACCTCCCCAATTGACACCCCCGACAGATCCGCCGCCCGCTCCAGCACCTGCATCGAGGCCACCGTGGTCCCCAGCGACTGCGCCATCTTGGCCTGGGCATCGACAATTTTGAGGCTGGATTTCACCGCAAGTGCCGCAGCACCCACCATCGGCACAGTCAGACCAAGCGCCAGGCGGCGCCCCTGGCGCTCAACCGTATTGCCTAAGCGCACCATGCGCCGCTCGACGTTGCCCATGGCCGCAATGCCACGCTTGGCACCGCTTTCAAAGGCTGTGGATTCCAGCGACAACAGCCCCCGGAGCGAACCAATAATGGCCATCTATGTTCCCTTTTTGCTTTGAAAGTGCAGCGCCATCAGACCCGCGCGCAGCTTGTCCAGATCCTGCGCTCTATCCCGGCTTGCCGGTTTTGCAGGCTCCGCCGCCTTGGTGAAGTCCGGCATTTTCTTGGGATCATGGAAGGCAAACTGCACCAGAATGCCCAGTTCCTGATTAAGCACCCGCCAGGCTTTGAACTCCTGATCCTTGGCCTTGATCTTGCCGGTTGTGATCAGATCGTATTCCCGCAGGGTGACATCCCAAAAATCGCCGTGGTGCAGGTCCAGCCCGCACCACGTCGAGAACATCGCCTCCCAGTCTACGCCTCTGCGGCGGCACTGCCCTTTCCCGGCCCAGCCTCACCGACCTCGCCTGCCTCGCTGGCCTCATCAACCTGGCCGTCCTCATCAGCCGCGGATTTGACGTCAAAGGCGGCGCCAATGGCCTGGGCAACCAGCGGGACCAACTTGCGAACCCCGCCCGCCTGGTCGATCAGGTCCAGGGCCTGGTCGGAATCAATGCCCTTGCCATCATTGAGCCCCGCCCCCAAAGCCGAGGCCATAAGGGTCACGCCCCCGGCGCCGGTGATCAGCTGATCCAGCAGGGTGTCAAAAGACTGACCGCCGTTTTCCGCTTCAATGCGGATCAGGGCACGGGTGGAGAACTTCAGCTTGAGGGTCTTTTTCCCCAGCTTCATGCTTGCGCTGCGGATCATACGACTGGGTTCCCTTTGGTCCACCCAACCACACCCGTCGGGCGCAGTTTGAGATCGGTCATCAAATCGCCATCCACGTCCACAGACGGAATAGAGGGGTTCACAAAGGCCTTGTAATCAAAGGCATCCCCGGTGAGCTGCGCGCCTGCAACAGCGGGCAGATCCACCTTGAAGAAGATCACCTTGCCTTTGCGCGCCAGCGCCTTCTCATAGAGATCTGCCGAGTAGAAACAGCTCAGCGTCAGCTCGCCCGTGTCGGTCAGGCCGACGCCGTATTCCTTGTTGCGGCCAGGGCTGTCCAGCGAGGTCCGGTCCCGGTATTCCGGGCTTTCCTCGGGGATGCCAACTGTTTTGCACCCCTTGATTACCTCCCAGGCAACCCCGTCTTCAGACCACTGCACATCGCACAGATCGCCCGGAATGACATTTTCTGCCATTGGCTTATTCCTTTCAGATTGTCAGAGTATTCAGCCGGTTACCCGGCCATGCGTAATAGGCCAGGCGCAGTCACGCCTGGGGTATTCAGGCGCGGTAGCGCACCTGGAGATCCAGCATTTGACGCCGGACCACTTCGCCGCCGGTCTCGGAGGACCCGTCCCGGCGCGAGAGTTCTTTGCAGCGGATCACCGACCCGCTGCGATAACCTGTCAAAAGGTGGGACACTGCAGGCCCCAGCGAGATCAGCTCACCATATGAGAGCGCATCGATATTCACCTGCACCCGCGCGGTTTCCACATCCGCCCGGCCCTGCAGCGCGTAGCCCGTCACCGTGCCAACCCGGTGCAGGCTGATCCGGGGAAAGCCCACGTCGCTGTCAAACAGGCCCCAGACAACGGGGTGCCCAAGGGTTTCAAGCAAGACCCCCAGTTCAAACTCCAGGCTCATTTGCCAGCCCTCAAAGCCTTGCGCCGCGCCCGCTCCAGCGTTTTGTCGATATCCTTGCGGATCTCCAGCCCCAGAGCCTGCAGCATCCCCGGCGCATAGAGATCCCAGGCAGGCCGCAGGAAGGGATTGGCTGGCATCTCGCCGGTAAATTTGCCGGTCTCTTTGTGGTAGCGCGGCGCGGTGCCATCCTCATAAAGATGCGCATGCGGGGAATGACTGCCATCCGCCTGCACCGGCCCCACATACATGGCCACCCGATTGCGGCCCTGATCGCCGCGCGCGCGCCGCCTCTGGCTCTTGTCCAGCTTGCTGGTCACCGCGACTTTGAACTTGCCGCCCGCCATGCCTTCTGCCGCCTGCGCCACCGGCTTCAGAACCGTCTTCAGCGCCCGCCGCCCCGAGGCTTTCGACTGACCCCGCGTGAGCTGCACCAGGGCGCGCTCAATATCGCCAGAGCCTTCAATCCGCAGTTTTGCACCCATATCAGCCTCCTGCCGTCTTCAACCGCCAGGCAGAGATCTCCAGCCCGCTGCGGAAGCCCAATTCCTTGATGCCGGTGATCCGCCAATCATCCCCGTCAAAGCGCAAACGAAAGGCGCTGGTGATGGCGGCAAGCCGCACCGACCAGGACACAACAAACCGGGCATCCGATTTCTGCTCCACCGCCGCCGCCCGCAGCCGCTCGCCATCGGACACAGGCGCAAACGAGGCCCAGGGGCGCGCGTATTCAGCCCACCCCGTTGCCACCATTTCCCTGGCGTCGTTTTTCTCAAAGGAAGCCTGCAGGATGATGATCCGGCGATCCCGCTCAGCAATCCGCATCACATCCACCAGCTTTTGAACGGCGCCACCAGCCGCGCGATAGACAGCGGCACCTCAACCGGTGTGCCCTCAAAGGTTACCGGCTCACGCGCCTTATAAAGATGCGCCGCAAACAGCAGGATGGCATGGCAGATCGGCAAGGGCACCGCGCCCGGCTCCGCACCAAAGCCCGCCACATAGTCAATCCGCAAGGGCCAGCGGTGGTGCCCCGGCGCGCCCCAGGACGGCGCAAAGGCCGCGCTGCGATCCCCCTCCAGATCCTCTAACGTCACGCCCTCAACCGCAATCCAGTCGCCATTGGCATCGCGGATCTCGGCCTGGACGATCTCGCGCACCGGCAACAGCGTGAGCGCAACGCCCCGGCCATCCCCCGGCACTGCCGCGAAGGTCTCCCGCCAGGTCTGGTCCATCAGTGCCCGGCCCAGTTCGCCTTCAGCGCCATCAAACTGCGCAATCGCCACATCCAGGCAGTGCTGCAGGTGGTCATCATCTTCCCCCGCTTCCAGCCGCATATGCGCCTGCAGCCGGGCCAGATCCACCGGCGGCTGCCCCGGTGCAACACTCCGCGTCAAAGCCATCGGATCACTCCCCGGTTGGCTCGGTTGGCTCGGTTGGCTCAGTTGGCTCAGTTGGCTCGGTTGGCTCGGTTGGCTCGGTTGGCTCGGTTGGCTCGGTTGGCTCGGAAACCGCCACAACGGGCTGGGCATCGGCGTCAAGCAATTCAGCGTAGCCCGCATTGACCAGATCCTGGCCGACATCATCAGCAACGATTGGCTCAGAACCTGCGGTAAAGCTGCGAGCAACACTGCCGCAGCTGGTAAGGATTTTGATTTTCATGGGGGTCACCCTCGGGAATAAGAAACAGGAAAGCGGCCCCCAAAGGGACCGCCTCAACACAGCCAGAAAGACGCCAGATCAGGCCGCCATCTGCAGCGTCTTGATGGCCTTGGTCTGACCCGGTGCGCCGTCAATGCGATGCACCCCCATGATCGCAAGGTTCGGAAAGAACTTCTCGCGCGCCACACCAATCAGCGGATTGCCCACCTTGCGCACATAATATTGCGAGAAGTCGCCAAAGGAGATCGGCTTGGCCGAGGCGCCAATCACCGCCATCGCCTGGTTGAACGACACCGGCTTGCCATTCAGCGAGGGCGTCACCCCCTTGGTCACGTCCCCGTCCGACCAGAGATAGCGGCCATTGGCATCCTTGATCTTGCGCAGCGCCTTGACCGTCTGGTCATGCATCTGGAACCGCACCTTGGGACCGGTGCGATAGGCCGGATCCACCGAATGCTCCAGATCGATGATGTCATCAAAGGTCAGCACCGCCGCCGCTGCCGCCGCATGGCCAACCGGAGCGCCCGTCACAAACCCAAGCGGCTCATTGACGCCACTGCCCACCGTCAGCCACTTGTTGCCGGTGCGCCCGATGCGCTCCCCGATCAGCTGCCCCAGCAGCGCCTCAAAGCCAAAACTGGAATCCTGCGCCAGCTCAAAGGACCATTTGATCCAGGGCGTTTTCATCACATGCGCCAGCAGCTGCGTCTTGCCGATGACGATGTCGCCGCTGTCATCATCCACCCCCTCTTCGCCCTCAGCATGGGGATCCATTTCGGCATCGGTATCGTCCACCATCGGCATATCAAAGGGCGCGCCATTGGCCAGATTGATCTCGGTCGCAATCGTCCCATCCATCATCGGGCCATGGGCGGCAGCGGCGATATTGATCGTATTGGCCAGCGTGGTGGGCACCAGAAAGCCGCCCTGCGCCCCGGTGCCGGTGTTCTGCGCCCGGATCTCCTGCGCCCCCGCCCGCAGGGCCTCGCGCGCTTCGCGGTCCAGCTCGGACATATCCGCCCCATTGGCGAGATACTGGCGGAAGGCCTCGCGGTATTCATCGCCAACCGCCTGCGCCGGGTTGTGCTGGCGCTCTTCCTGCCCAGGACGCTGCGCTTCGCGCTCTTCGCGCTCCCGGGTCTCGCGGCGCCGCTCTTCCTGCTGGGCCGCCTTATAGGCCCGCTCTTCGCGATCAGCCTGCGCCACAACGCGGTCGCGCTCGTCCATCATGGTGTCAAACTTCTGATGCGCCGCCTCCGCCTCGGCCTTGGGCGTCTTGTCGGTCACGCTGTCCAAGATAGAGCGCGCTTCGGTTTCGATTGTCTTGGCGCGCTCGCGCAGTTCCTTGATCTTGCTCATAGGATCATCCTTTGATGTTGAGATTGGTTTTGGTGATTGGGTGTGGAAAGAGGCGCCTGCCCAGGGCGCGCGATCTATCTGGGCGGTGGAATGCGGGCTCAGCCGCCGCAGGTCAGTCGCATCCGCATCTGCATCTGGCGGCGGTGCAGATCCCCGCCGCCGCCAAGTGCCAACTGTTTTGAGCGCAGGCCGATTTCGGTGCCCTCATAGGCCGGGTCCGTCACAATCGAGACATCATACAGGCGCACCGACTGGATGCTGCGCACCGCGTGATCGCCGGTTTCGTCCCAGGTCTCTTTCTCGGCCTCAAAGGCAAAGCTCATCTTTGTCAGATCGCCGCGCCGCATCTTGGGCAGGATCCGCATCACATCCGGATCACTGGCGTCCAGCGCCGTATCCACCCGCAAACCCCGCTCATCTTCCGTCAGCGTCAGCGTTCCGGATGTGGTGCGCGCCAGCGGCAGATCCCGGTGATTGATCAGAAAGGTCACATCATCACCGCGCTGCAGCGCCGCGCTGAAGGCACCGCGTTCCACCACCTCCGACCAGCCCCAGCTGTCCAGCGGGCCAATATCCGTCGCCTCGCCAAAGACAGCGGCATAGCCGGTCACATTGATCTGATCACCCGCAGCCTCACGCAGCTCAACGGGCGCGACGGCGCAATAACGCACCTCACGTTTCGGCTCGCTCATCGCGACCTCCTGTTACTCGGTTTCTGTTGTCTCTTCGGACTCTTCGGCAGCCGTGTCGCTGTCTGCCGGGGGCGCATTCTTGTTGAAGGCCGTGCCCGCCATTTCCAGCGGCACCGTGGCGCCCTGGATAAACAGGGTGTTGCCCCCCGCCAGCGGTGGTTTGTTCATCATCTCGCGCCCCTCATTCGGGGTCAAAAGCGCGTTCTGAACCGCCTTCACAATCGCCTCGATCCGGGTCTTGAAGTCGCCCCGCATGATGCCGTCCAGGTCCAGCTTCACATAGCGCCTGGATCCGCGCCCGAAGATCTTCAGCGTCAGCTCCTGCTCAAACTTCTCAACCCAGCGCCGCAGGGTATGTTTGACCAGGTGCAAATCCTGATGCTCGATATTGTTGTAATTGCCCTTGCTCAGCTCCTGCAGAAACACCGGCGGCAGCTGATAGATCCGCGCCACCTGCCCCACCGCAAAGATCTGAACCGGCGTCAGCTGCATTTTTTCCGGGTCATCCCCCAGCCGCACCAGGTCATGCCCCGCAGGCATCGGCAGGATCGGCTTGCCATCCTCTGCCGACCGGCGCGTCACCTTCATCAGATCCGCCGCCGCCCGCATCATTTCCCTGGCCGCCGTAAACGGGCCTTTCAGCACATAGGGCGGCACGCCATTCTTGCCAAAAACCGTCAGCGCATAGCGGTTGGCATTCAGCCCCTGACGGATGGCGCTGGCGCAGGTCATCACCGGATTATGGCAGTTCACATGATCCGGTTTCAGCATATAGGCGATATCAATCACGTCCTTGCCGGCATAGGTTTTCACCCGCCCCGATGGCTCCATATAGTCATAAAACAGACGCCCCTTCACCTTGCGCACCGTGACCCGATCATACTCCATCGCAAAGAGATTGATCACCTCGCCGCGCCGGTCGCGCTCGATGTAGCTATAGGCGCGCCCCGGCCCAAAGACCTGGGCAAAAAACGTCTCGCGCCAACTGAACGAGGTGGTGCTGTCATTGACCGCCGCCCCCAACACATCGGCCACGCCGCCGGTTAGTTTCTTGTCTCCGCCCGTCTCATCGGTCTTTTCAAACACCTCAATCGGCAATCCCGCCATCGCCGCCGACAGAAAGTTGATCGCGTCCCAGACCGCTGGCAGCGACAGCGCCTCTTTCATGGTCACGCCCTCGGAGGTGCCGCCATTCAGAACATCCGCAATGCTGGTCGCATTACCGTCCACCTGCCCACTGTCCACCAGCACTTGGGCGCGATCCTCTGGCGCCGCCTCGGCCACAGCCCGGTCACGGCGCAATCTGCCCATCAATCCCACAGGTCATCCTCCATTGAATAGCCATCATCGGCCCAGGGCGACTGCTCCGGCAGGCCACGGTCCCGGCACAGCGCCATGCCCGCCGACATCGCAAGCGACACCATGCCATCAATCCGGCCATGGGCCTTTTCCTTGTCAAACATCCGGTGCCCGGTGCGGTTCTCGGCGTAGGTCACCGAGGCCGCCATGCTGTCCAGCAGCGGGTTCTTGGCAACCATGAGCCGCCCATCGTAAATTGCGTTTTCCAGCTTGTTGATCGAATCCGGCATCCACAGATAGATCTCGACCTCTTCCCCCGGTTTGGTCGGATCCGGCACCTTGTCCAGGATCCGCTTCTGGAAGCCCTGCGGATGCACCTCGCTTGGCAACAACAGCCCCTTTTCCGTCAGGCTGTCCTTCAGCCGCTCCAGCCCATATTGGTCGCAGGCAATCACCTCTGGCAGATAGCGCGCGTTCAGATCCGCCAGCGCATCCGCCAGCCAGGGGTATTTCAACCGCTCGCCGGGGATCGCCTCGATATGGCCCTGATCGGCCCAGAGATCATAAGGCGCCTGATCGCGGCCCGCGCGCTCCAGCAGCGTATCCTTTGGCGTCCAGAACCAGGTCTTTGACACCAGTTGTTCCGCGTCCTTGGTGGCATCCAGCACCCAGGTCAGGGTGAGCGCAGTGAAGTCCCGCACCTGGCTCAGATCCAGCCCGCCAAAACAGCGGTATCCCTTTTCGGTCAAGGCCTCTGCATCCACATCACCATGGCAGGCCACCCAGGCATCGCGCTTGATCGCCGCCTTTACCGATTGCGTCCACTGGCAAAAATGCAGCCGCGCAATGCCATTGCGCTTGCCCGGCATCATCCGCGCCTGTTTCACAACACCCCGCAGATACTCTTCCTCAATCGTCACCCCCAAAAGCGGGTTCACCTTCACCCAGCAGCTGGGGTCATTCTCCCAATCGTCGCCGTCATCCAGCGCGCAGATGAACGCAAAGGTGCTGTCATCCTCCTGCACCCCGGTCACCACATTGACCCCGTGCTGGTGCTCTTCCCAACAGATCGATTTCTTGTCGGTGCCCGAATTGGTCGCCATGCACAAAAGCGGCTGTTTGCGGAACTTGAAGCCCCGCTCCAGCATATCGATCACATCGCGGTTGGGATGTTCATGCACCTCATCGGTCAGCGCGCAATGGGGGCGCGGCCCCGACTGCGCCTTTTCCGCCGACAGCGGCTTGAACTTGCGCTTGTCGCCCGACTTGCCAACATAGGTCAGCTGCCAGACCGGGTTTTCCCCAAGCTGTTTCACCCGGCGTTTCAGCACCGGCGACTGATCCACCATCGCCACCGCATCCTGGAATAAAATGCCCGCCTGGTCTTTTTTCGCAGCCGCCGCGTAAACTTCGGCGCGCGGCTCACCATCCGCCACCATCATATAGAGACCAATGCCGCCCAGCATGGGCGACTTGCCGTTGCCCTTGCCTTCCTCATCATAGAACCGGGTAAAGCGGCGCAGCCAGGCCCCATGGGTGGCGCTGAACTTCTTCCAGCCAAACAGCGAGCCGATCCGGAACGCCTGGCTGGGGTGCAGATGAAAGGGCCGCCCCTCAAACTGGCCGCCATTGAGCCGCAACACCTGGGGAAAGAAGCTGATCGCCCGCTGCGCCGCCACCAGATCCCATTTGAGGCCGCGCTTTGGCCCCTCGATCAGATCGCGCAGGTGCCGCTCAGCCGCCGCCCGCACATAGGGCCCGGCGGTGATTGCNCCAGCNACAACATCCTGCGCCCAGGCCGTGACCGGATCCTCCTCATAGCTGATCCGCACCGCAGTGTCGCTCACGTCATGAACCCCTCTGGGCTATTGGGATCGGGGAAGTCAAAGCCCATCTGGCCACCGCCTGACAGCCCCCGNTCGGCNGCNGGCGTCATGCCAAAATCATTTGCCAGCCCCCGGATCTGCCGGAAGGTTTCATTCAGCTGCGCCACCTCAGGCCGCGCCTTGATCTGGGTGCCGTTGCGGGTCTGGCTCACATAGGTCTCCCCCAGCTCTTCCAGCTCCAGCTCGATCCGGTCATGGCGCACCACCGCCTTGCACAGCTGCAAAAACGGCTGCAGGTGCTGGGGTTTCAGCCGGTCAACAGTTGGGTGACACAGCGGCAGCGCCAGCCGGTCAAAGGTCCAGCGCAGCTGGCCGGTCAGCCCCTCGGGGCGCAATTCCTCAAGCCGGGCGCGGGCGCGCTCTTGCAGATTATGCGGCTGCACCCCCTCATCGGTGAGCGGAACAACCTTTTCCTCTGTTGGCTTGCGGCCCCGTGCCATGTTGTGACTTCCTCCCATAACCTGTGGTTTTTTCTATTCAATTAGGGCTTTGCGCACAGAAAGGTTCTCCCTCCGGTTTCCACCAAAAGGGATTTTCCTGCCGACCCTCCCCCTCCCCATCACGGGGTGGACCTCTGGTCTACTGATTGGCGGGATGCAGCGGGTCGATGGGCCAGCCATCGCTGCCGCGTTCCTGCGAGAAGCCCCGTGTTTCCAGCCGCTGCTTGTTCTGGTCATGGTCATCCGGGCACAGCGTCTGCAGGTTGCCCGGATCCAGAAACAAGGTCCGGTCGCCGCGATGCGGGATCAGGTGATCCACCACCAGAAACCGCCGCCGTGCATTGGTCTGCTCCGCACCCGCCGAGGTCAGCGAGCCATCATTCAGGATGCCGCGCCGCAGACAGGCCCGGCACAGCGGTTCCCGCTCCAGGTGCTGCGGACGCAACCGACGCCGCCATGCCGACAGATTGTAAAGGTGGTGATATTCGCTTCGGGCTGTCATTCGCTGGCCCCCAGAACGCAAAATGCCCGAGGCGGGGTTTCCGCTTCGGGCATGAATAAGGTGTTGGCATCTTGTCTAGAGATTGAGATCCTGACCGTCAAGCCCCGCGCCAGGGATTGCGCGCAGGCATCGCCTGAGACACCGTGAACGAGGTCAGAGGGCAAGCCACCTGCAACACATAACGCAGATGCAACAAGGCCCCGTACCACGCCAGATAGCGCCGCCGTGCCGCTGCCACATCACGCGCCGACCCGGCATAACTCACCCGACACCAGGACCCGTTTGCCTTGGTGCCCAGCTGGCTGGCCGGCCACCGCGCGCCAAGTTCTGTGCACCGCTCTGTCACCGCAAACCGGCCATGCCGACTTCCCCGCCATGCAACCGGACCGCAGCTTGCCCGCAGACCAATCATGCAGTCAGGCCGCTGGCCGACACGGGCCAGCTCGGCGATCTCAACAGCCATGCGGCGCCCGCCCTGGCTGTCCGGCAGACTGGCAAGGGAGGCCGCAACCATATCCGCATCGTGGTGACGCGGTGAGCAACCGCCGCCCTGCACCCGACAGCCAAGTTTCGCCTGCTGCATCATCAGATATTCCACCCCAATGCCGGGCCGCGCGCCCGTCTCTCTCTCGATCTCGTTAAAGTCGAGGCTGACCTTTTCGCGCTGGAAGGCCCACTCGATCAGGTCCAGCACGCCCACCACAAGCTTGCCGCTGCGCGGGGCGCGCACCGTGGTCAGCCGAGACCCACAGCCCGGTTCAGGCGGGATCGCCAGATCAGCAGCCATATTCATGCCGCCTGCCCCGCCCGCGCCTGATCACCAATGTCCTGACACCTGCGCAAGGCAGCCAGCCGCCGATCCCGAAACGCCATCTCCTCTGGCGGGATCTGCTCACCGCGCGACATCCGCAGCTCGATATCTTCCAGGCGGCGCGCATGCTCGATGCCCTCATTGCGCAGCCTGGAGCAGGTCCAATCACCGGGCCAAACGCCGCGTTCAGCTGTGACCTGCCGCAACAACTCGGGCGCCCACCCTTTGGCCAGCGCCTCTGGCACCAGATGGTGGGTGGCAAACACCTTGAGGATAAAGGGAGACGGGCCAGTCTCTGGTGTTTCGATCTTATGCGCCCGCTGCAGGATCTTCAGCGGAATGGGGAACCGATCTTTATCCTTGCCGCCCGGGTGCGCCTCAACCCATTCCCGCAGCTCAATCAGGCCCCGCTCCGTCATGTAGGCGAGCTTCTGGCGCAGTTCGTTCTTCTGCCCCTCAAACTTGGCAAGGGTCGCCGTCGTTGGTCTGGCAAGCCCCAGGGCCTCCAATGGGGCGATAAGAACCGCTTCAACCCGCTTTTCGCCTTCGCTCTGTTCTTTGGCATCCATATCTCTGCCCTTCCTCTTTCTCAGCATTTCCGACTTATCCACAGGCGCGGCGCTGCATCTGGGGCGCAACCGTCCTGCTGTCATGTTTTGTCTTTGTCTATGTCTATGTCGTGCAGGACAGTCTGAGACTGTCCGAGACTGTCTTGAACTGTCCGCCGGACAGTCTTGGACACTGTCGGACAGTGTCAGGATCCTCTGTTTTGAAACGCGCCCCCGGAGCGCCCGAGGTCAAAGATGTGGTTCGACCAGGCCTGCATCGAGCGCTCGATCCAGGCGGCGCTGCGGTATTCGCAGCCCTCTTTCACCAGCCATTCATCCATCCAGCGCACCGCCGCATCATTCTTGGCCAGATCCGCGTGATAGCCGGAGACCGTGATGCGCAGCCGCTGCAGCCGCTTGGCCGAGTTGGCCGCGTCATTGCGCGCCCGGTGGTCCTGGCGCCGGGCCATGGCCTCGGTCAGGCTGCGCAGCACCATCGGGTGCATCAGCCGGATATCGCCATTGTCGCAGCGGCAGGCCTCCCACTTGTACAGGGGGCCATAGTCCAGCTTGCACAGCGAGCCAAAATGCACCGGATCAATCATCAGCAGTTTGGCCAGAATATTCTGATCCACCGGCAGAGTGCCGACGGGGCTGTTGTCATAGGCGATATTGATCAGATCAAAGAACAGCGCCCGGCATTCCGGCGTTGCATTCAGCCGCATGTCCGAGGCCAGCCAGCGCCGCCGCTCCCAGGCCATGAAGAAATGGCTGTCCAGCCGGTCATCGCAGGACAGCGGGTACTCCGGCAGATCGCCCGTATCGACGGGCCGCAGAAAGTTGGGAGATGGGCTCATGCAAAAATCTCCGTCAGATCCCGCGCCCTGTCACTGGGGTATGGCCGAACACCCGCCCGTTGCCGCCGATCCGTGACCCGGCGGCGGTAGCGGTTGCCCCAGCCCCGGTGCATGCAGATGTTGCGGCAGGTATTCGCAGAGGCGCCGGTAAAGCGCGCCAGATCCGTCAGGGTGCAATCGCCCGCGGTCGCGCGGGTCATCCACCAGATCTGGTAGGCAATGCGTTGCGTCTGGATGCTCATGCCGCCTGCCCCATCTGTGTCTGGAAGAACTCCGGCGCCTGCGGATCGGTCAGGATCATCAGCAGCGCGATGTGGCTGGCCGGAGAGGTCACCGCCCCCCACCAGTTCAGCGCGGTCTGGAAACTGACATCACAAAACAGCGCCACCTCGCGCGGGCTATTGAACCGGGCGCGGAAGTAGCTGGACCACAGGTCCGGCGCCTCGACCTTCAGCCGGTACGGGTCCAACTGTTTTGACCAAGAGCTTTGCAGCTGGGGCGTGCCAGCCTCGGCACATGACAGATCATTGCTTACAATCAGGGTTAGACGCGGGCGGCTCATGCGGCGTCCTCCCTCTGGGTCGGCGTCACCTTCAGAAAGGAGAAAAGAGCCCGCGATGGTTCATCCACCTGCTGCTCTCGCGCCATTTTGCACAACGCATCATACCAGGCAGCAGGCATCACGCCCTCTTGCATATGGGTATGCACGGTTGTTGGTTTTTTGTTCAGGCGCATCGCGACGGCGCGATATCCACCCAAAGCTTGGATCAGGGTACGAGTGGTCATGCCTACGCCAATAATACGATATTTTCGCATTATCAAGCATACAACACTTCATTGGTGCGAATTTATCGTATTTCCGCGAAAACTATCCCATGAACTATCTTGAAACAGAACGCGCCTGCCGACGCGGTGACACCTCCGCAGAAGCCATCCACCAACGCCTGGTGGCAACACGCTTAATGACCGGCCTGTCGCAGAAAGAACTCGCAGCAAACGCGGGTATAAAATACACGACCTTTCGTTCGCAGGAACAAAGCGGCGCGCCTTCTGTCCAGCTTATGAGCTATTTCCTGTCCGCCTTTTCGGTGGACTTTAACTTCATTCTAGGGGGCGACCCCGCGCGGCTGCCCGCCGACGTTCTTCAAGAGATACTGAAGCACCTCGGCTAATGCGCAGCCATAGGATTGGCGCAAACACCCAGTTCAGATTGATTCCCAACGGAACAAGGATGATGGCAATTGCCCTTGGCAGCATACGATTCCTCCACAATGTTCACGTTTTAGTCCAATACAAAACCCCAAGGCAACCCAAGAGAATATTTCTAAAATACCATTTTTTCGTATTTTTGAATTGACGTATGCGAAATTTTCGTACTATCTGAACTCCATCAACCGAAGGAGAATTAGATGCAAGACCTTCCAAAAGAAGTCATTCAGACCGCCCGCGGGATCGCCTCTCATCCAGAGGATTTCCTCAGCGACACAACCGTATTCACCACGGCCTGGGCCGCACTCAAGGCTGAGCGCGGGCAAAGCTTTGATCCCAGCAGACTGCGGCCGCAGCATATCGTGGATTGCCCGCCCCCAACGCCAGAGCCGATCGATCAAACTCTTGATCGTGTCGCTGAGAGGGTCCGCGACCTGATCGCAACAAAGGGCTATTGTGGCCAGCCGCCCCATGCCGCTTGATTTTCCTGCGATCCGCGCGGCTGCGCTGGATTTGAAGCAATACCACGGCCTGGACCGGCTTTTGCGGTTCCTTGACCTCGGCGGCACCATCACCCCGCCAAGCGATGATCCGCAGGACTGGTGGGAACCAGAAAACCTGACCCACCGCGCAGACCTCTTGGGGATCTGTGAAACTGGCAGCGACAACTATGCCGCGCTATCAGCCTGGCTCGCCGCCGCTGCCAAAACCCCGGTCGCTCAGCACTCTTCCCCATGCCCGACACCGGCAGCGTAAGCGCTGCCCAATAGGGCGCGGCACGAAAAAGCCCATCACTCACCGACACCCGCCGCGCCCCATCCAGACAACAGGAGGCACCATGCAACAAATAGTACAGGACAAGACCCCCATGCGCGCCGCCATGCTGGCCCATGACGTGGCCTTTCAGCGCTACGCCGCCACCCGCAATGGCTTTCCCGGCGGCCAGTTCAGCCCGACAGCGGCCACGGAACATCTGCGCACGGTCTGCCAGGTCACTGGCCGCCGCCAGCTTGCAACCGACACCGCTGCGCGCCTGCGGTTTGAGAACATGCACACCGATTTCCTGATCTGGTCTGGCCGCATCCAAGCCCCCAGAAAGCATGGGTAAATGCCGACAAAACACGCCCCGACTGATTTCATCCGTGCACTTGCCGCTGCTGTACAGGCAGAGATGCCAGCCCCTCGACAAGAAAAGCCGTTCGGCCTTGGCGCGCCCTGGATGCATCACGCCACCCCGGAAGAATTTGAACGCCTTGCGCGCCTTCACAGCCGGATCTTGCGTAAAGAACTGGCGCTCGCAGCCCTGCGGCAGGAACGCGCCGGCATCATGCGCCGCAGTATCCGCCGCATGCGACGTGCCGCAGGAAAAGACTAGGACCACCATGAAACAGCTAAAAGTTCTGATCGGCTGCGAAACCAGCGGTGCGGTGCGCCGGGCGTTTCTTGAGCGCGGCCATGACGCCTGGTCCTGTGATCTGTTGCCCGCGCAGGACCGCAGCAACCGCCACATGCAATGCGATGTGCGCGAGGTGCTGGAAATGGGCTGGGATCTGCTGGCCGTCATGCACCCGCCCTGCACCCGGCTGTGCAACAGCGGCGTGCGCTGGCTGCACCAGCCCCCAAAGGGGCGCAGCCTGTCGGAAATGTGGGCGGATCTCGATGCGGGTGCCGCGCTGTTTTCAGCCTGCTGGAATGCGCCGATCGCGCGCGTCGCGGTAGAGAACCCAGTAATGCACAAACATGCAAAACAGCGGATCGAGAACTTTCAGCCCGCCGCCCAGCATGTGCAGCCCTGGTGGTTTGGGGAGCCCGCCTTTAAATCCACAGGGTTATATCTGCGCGGGCTGCCCAAGCTCACCCCCACCAACAAGCTGACACCGCCTGAGAAAGGCACAGAGACCCACAAACGCTGGTCTGCCATCCACCGCGCTCCGCCGGGCGAACTGCGCTGGCAGATCCGCAGCAAGACCTTCCCCGGCATTGCCAATGCCATGGCAGATCAGTGGGGCGACTATGCCAGCGATCACAAATTTACCGCCTGACACGACAACCACCCCAGCTGTTACTGCAGCGCGAACCAGGAACCAAAAATGACACAGCAACTTATTGCAGTAGATGCTGACGCCCTCGCACGTCTTCAGGACGAACTGACCGAGATCAAGAAGCTACTCCTGTCTTCCAAAATCAGCCCGCCGGCCAAGTGGATCACAGTCGCGGAATACGCCCAAAAGGCGGGGAAATCAGAAGCGACAGTCCGCCGCTGGGTCAGAGATGGAAAGCTGGAACGCAACAAAGGGTTGGTCAAAAACCTCGATATCTAAGTGCTGGCCCCATCCTTCACAATTCTATGCCCGCCAAAGGTTAATGGCCACTGCCAGCCCAAAGCAGTTATCGGTTCGAGGCGCAGCGATGGGCCCACCGTCGACGCAGCGGGCGGACAGCGGCCGTTCGCCGCAAACGCGAACACGCCATAGATTCATCGCGGATCCGGACATTCCGCCAAGCCTGTCTCCCCAAGATCAAGGAGTTCCGCACTGAGAGCGGACAGCGGACTGATGGCAGTGCAGCACCGAACGCGCAGAAACCGGTTTAGCTGTCGTTCATCGTCCTACCGGAACAACGGAACGAAGCGCGGGATCTAAAAGGCTGCAAGTTAAGACAACCTTTCAATACCATGGATATGGCCTCGCCGTTGCAAGGGTAGTGCCGACCGGGTCTATTCAGCTCAATTCTCCCGGTCCGGCGAGTTCGCCTGATACAGGCCGGAGAGGATCGGACTGGCGCCGCCCCGTTCGTGAGAGGAGACTAGGATCAACCGGTTGGCCGCCCGGCTAGCGCCAAGGTAGAGCCGCGACAGGTAGCGTCGCTTGGCGCCCACGCTCAGGTCATGCGTCGCCCAGTCGGCGGCATCGACGTGTATGAGATAGACCGTCTCGAATTGCAGGCCAGCGACATATTCCGGCATGGACAGCACGCATTTGCGCTTGGCGTAACGCAGCTGATCAAGGTCTTCGCGCGATTCCACCCGCACTACATTTTCTTTGATGCGTCCGGCCTCCCGATAAATCCGGAACATGTCCATGGACATGCAGAGCACCGCCACCTGTCGACCACGACCTTGCAAACGAACCGTTTCGGCCTTGGCATCTGCCACGACTTTATCAATTAGCTCGATGTTCTTATCGAACTCCCAGATCTCCGGCACGGCCCCCAGCTCCCTTTCGGATTTCCCCGAATATTGTTCGAGTTCGGAGGCGAGCTCCCCTTCAAGGTTCAAAGCGGGGAATGCGCCGTCGATTTGTCTAAGGAAACTCACTATCTCCCCCGTCGAGCGGTAGACCTGTTGAAGCTCCACCTGTTTAGACTCGCCCACCTTTGGATTGCGGAAGCGAGCAGCCCCAGCGTTGAGCGCTCCATCAGATATGCTTTGCTTCAGGTCATAGGCCATAAAGAGCGGCAGACTGCCATTCACCGCGGCCCGGGGGGCAAAGAGATTATGGAAGATCATAGTCTCGATGCGATTGAAGTAGTGGTACTCGTCGACGAAGATCACGTCGAAGCCCTGCGTCTCTCGAAGGTGGTCCCATTCGTGCGACACGAGGTAACGCTCGAAGTCGGAAATCATCTGGTCCATGCCAAAGAGCTTGTGGCTTTGCAGCTCTGCCCGATAGGCATCGTAAATCTCAAGCATCAGCTCGCGGTCGGCACGGGTTTCCAGCGGCATCTGCCAGGACTCGCGTCGGGCGGTCAGGTAGTTTTTGCCGGAATCATGCCCCTTGCGGACGCGATCGGCATCAAGGACGCAAGCGATTTCATTTGCGATGTCTTGAAGCAGGCTTGGGCCTGGGCCTTCGGGTGTGAAGACTGCAGACAGGTTCTTGACCTTGGCGCGTAAGGGCAGTGCATGGCGGGGGTTCTTGCCGATCTTGGAAATGGCGTCCTGGATGAAGTCCATCTGGAACTCGCGCCCCTCGAGCCCGTCGGTGGAAAGGGGTGTCAGGCCTTTCCGCTCATAGCTCATCCTTTCCTGTGCCAGATCGTAAAGCGTGCCGATCCATAGTTTCGGTCGCCCTTCGCTTGTCGTCAGTTTCTCCCAGCGTTGCGTGGGATCAAGGACGAGGAAGAGCCGCCGGACGACGTCGTGGGCTAGGGCCGAGCTGTGGGTGATAAAGGCGAATGTCTTCTGATTATCGCCGTCTGCGTCTGTGTAGAGGTCCCAAAGACACTTCACCGCCATGGCCTGAGTCTTGCCAGTGCCCGCCGCCCCTCTGAGGCGCACCGGGCCCGAATGATCGCGAGTGACGAAGTCGCGTTGGGCTGTATTGAGCTTGGAATTGTACCATTCGTTCAGCAGCCCGTCGAAGCCTAAGCCTAGGCCGTCATGTTCCGACAAGAGGATGCCGAATTCGCCGAAGGTCTCCGCGGGCGCGACGACTTCTGCAACAAGGGCATCGAGGATGCCGGAAACCGCGCGGTCAAAGACGCCGTAGTTGGGCGAGATGCCCCGGAAGGGGACAGCATCTGGCGTGACAAGGAAAACGAACAGATGCTCAGTGTCCTTGGCTCTTTGATAGAAGTGCAGCCTTTGCCTGGACGTTCTAGAATTCGATACGTAAATCGAAAAGATCGGGCCCTCGTGAAAAGGCTGCCAGTTGGTGGGCAGGGCGCTCGTCCGGTCGAACTTGCAGATCCCTGCCCGGAAGATGCGGCTAAGGGTATCCGCCGGAAATTCGACTTTCGCCAAGATGTCGACGTCGACGATGACGAACCTGCTGTCTTCTTTGCTGGCCTCGGCGAGGATATAGATACAGTCGTCAAATTCAACGCGACGCAGGCCGACGGTATTGGCAGGGATCTCGAAGTTTTCTGTCCAGGTTTCATCGATCAGGGACACATTGAGACTCACGAGCGCCTCTTCGGCGATTACAAGTGCCTTCGGCATCTTTAGGCTTCCTTTTCGATAAAGACTTTGCCGGCCATTTGGCCGCAATGGTTGTCATAGGCTTCTGGCGCGCCGATACGCAGGAACAGAAAGGCCATTTTTTGAACGATCTGGTAGCGCATCTGGTCTGAGAACCTGCCCGTTCGAAAGAAGCCCTCTCGTTCGTCGCGAACCTTCCAGTCCGGGTAGGACTGGAATACATGACGTTGCTCGATCGAGAAGATGTCCCGAAGACGTAGGACGAAGCCTTGCTCCATGAAGCCTGGCAGGCCTGGGACGAAAATTATGTCCGGAAAGCCGTCCGAAGTCGTGAGGCTCTTGCGCGCCGCCTCGAGGACCTTAACCCTCTGACTCCCGAATGCCTCGCGCAGTTGCACGAGCTCTTCGAGGTAAGATCCCGTCGCCCGCACTGCCAGTGCAAGGGCCTCGAGTCGCCGGATCGTTTCTTCTTTATTGATGCCGACGAGATCGGCCACCTCGCGACCTGATTGCTCTTGCAGCCAGGAAATCAAGTCTGTCTTGTCAAGCTTCTCGAGGCCTAGATCTTGACGCTTAATGCAGGCATTGAGCTCGTCGCTTAGGGCTGGGGCGCGCTTATCAACTTCGTCCTTCAGCTGTCTTTGCGCCCAACGGGTGGCAATATGCTCCTCCGCTGGGATAATCTCGATCCAAGAAATGCGGTCGGAATTCTTGCGCTGCTCGATGTCGCAGTCTGCGTTAAGCACAAAACCCCATTGGTAATTGGTCACGTCGTTCTCCAGAATATCCCGCTGGATGATGTCTCCCTGCTGGAAATTCTGTACGTAGTCGATGTCCTGCAAGTGATAATCCAATGAAACCTCCGGCTTATGCGAAATTGCGAATGAGAGCAGGATCAAAACTTTGGCCCCATAAACGATTTACAACAGGGGCAGTGATAACTGAACACACAATCAAGAAAAGCAAAATCCCCCCTAACTAACGTCACCCACCCAGCCATCGCAATACACGGGGACCTTTTCTTTTGGCTCGCAGCCAACCGCTTGATCCAGGCCTCGTGTGATCTGCTGAGATGGTTTCGGTGTGGGTGTCTCGAACCATACTGCATAACATTATGGGTGGCCGGTTCGGGGAAGCTGCCTCGCAGCAAGAGGCGACTTGGTGAATGTCCGGAGAGGGCCGACCTTGGCGGCGATCCGAGCCAAATCCATCGACTTTGCAAATGTCGCAATCTGCGCTTAGCAGACTCTCTGTCAGCCAAATTTCAAACGCCTAATCAAGGCGCTTGGCCAGCTCTTCGGCACTTTCATTATAGTACACCCGCAATTGCCGCAAATCTGTGTGTCCCACCATCCGAGCAAGCGCCAGCACATCTAGCTTGGTTGAGAGGGCGGTAATGGCCGCATGGCGGGAATCATGAAAAGTCAGCCCCTTCACACCTGCCCGGTCCCGCAGCTTTCGGAACAACACATCCAACTGACGAGACGACAGGCCAAACACGGGATCCAATTCCGGCAACGCTCTTATGAGCTCAACAGCCTTGCTCGACAAAGGCACCTCGCGCGGCCTGCCGTTCTTTGTGTGGGTCAGCAGAGCCACCCGGCGATCCAGGTCGACGCGATCCCACTCCAACCCTGCGATTTCTCCCGCGCGCATGGCGCATTCCATCGCAAATTTGAACGCATGGAACGCGCGCGCAGTGGCCTTGCTCAGATCCTCACCAGCGCTGAACTGCATCGCCTCGATCTCGGCAGAGGTTGGTAGTCGATCACGCGGCTGAGGCTTTGTGGGCTTTCGCACATCGCTCAGCGGGTTTATTGAGACCAGCTCCCAATCGCGCCGCGCGACAGTCAGAACCGAAGACATGAGCTGCATTTCTCGAATGACGCTTGCCGGGGCGACCTCCTGCAACCGCTTGTCCCGCCACTTGGCAAAGTCTTTGGCAGACAAGTCCTCCAGGCGAATTTGAGCAATAGGATCTCGCCCAAACTTCTCCAGCCTGATGACTTCCCATCGGTGACCACGTTTCGCTGGCGACACCTCACGGGCGTAGCGGTGAAACAGCTCACCCAATGTCAGCTTGGCAGCGATCTTATCGCCGTGCAGTATCTCATATTCCGCCCGCGCAGCCCAATCCTTGGCCTCTTGCTTTGTCGGGAATACCTTTGACTTTCGGATACCCCTGCGGGCAATCTCTGCCCGGTATCCTGATTTGAGCTTACGAATAGACGCCAT